CGGAGCCAAACGACAGCACACAGGATTTCGTTTACTGGTATGTCCGGCGCATTGAAGACCTTGGCGCGGCCAACACCAACAACATGGATATGCCAGAGCGTTTTGTCCCGGCCATGATCGCCGGGCTGGCCTTCAACATCGCCCTGAAGCGCCCGGAGCTTGAAGCCCGGTTGCCGATACTGAAAGACCTCTATGAAGAGGCCTACGAGCTTGCCGCGTCCGAAGATCGGACGAAGGCGTCGTTGGTCTTTACCCCGCTACAAGAATTTATTGATGTGCAGTTGTAATGAGTACTGAGTTCGCTGGTGGAAAACATGCTTTCGGTTTTTGTGACCGTTGCGGTTTTCGATATGATCTGGGGGACTTGAAGTGGGAGTTTGAAGACAAGAAGCAAAATGGTTTGCGCGTCTGTGAGCCTTGTCTTAATCCGGATCACCCGCAACTTCAGTTGGGGCGCTTTCGGATTTACGATCCGCAGACGTTACGAGACCCGCGACCGGACCAGTCAAGAATTGATAGCACATCATTTTTTGGTTGGAACCCGGTAGGAGATAACATATCACTGGAACTGACCGCGAGTGTGGGATCAGTTACCGTCACAACGTCATAGGAGACTGACATGGGTATCAAGATCGTACCAAAGAAAAAAGACAAAAAAGCCAAAGCGGGGTACGCCCAAGGTGGCAACGTGCAAGCCAAGCAGAAGCGTTACGCCCAAGGCGGCACGGTCTCTGCGGGTAGTCCTCGCCTGAAGCCATCAAACTCAGCCACGACGAAGGCACGGGGTATGGGTGCTGCGACACGCGGCGGTAACTTCAAGGTCTGACCATGAACTACACGGAACTCCTCGCAAGCATCCAGACGTATACGCAGAACGATGAAGCCACGTTCGTTGCGGAGATACCGACGTTTGTCAAACAGGCGGAAGATCGCATCTACAACATGGTGCAGCTTCCGGCCTTGCGTCGGTCCCAACAGGGCACGACAACGGCATCGAACAGGTTTCTGGCGACACCGACTGATTTCATATCGGTGTTCTCGCTGGCGGTGGTGGATGCGTCGGGGGACCAATATCATTTGCTGAACAAGGATGTGAACTTCATCCGCGAAGCGTTCAGGGCGACCGCCACGGAAGCGCAGCCCCGGTATTATGCTTTGTGGGATGAAGACACCTTCATCCTTGGCCCAACACCGGCCACGGCGCTGACGACAGAGCTACACTATTTCTATAAGCCAGAGAGCATCGTCACTGCGGAAAACACTTGGCTGGGTGACGAGAACGAAGCCGTGCTTCTGTATGGCACTCTGGTCGAGGCTTACACTTTCATGAAGGGAGAGCCGGACTTACTGCAACTGTACGACACCAAATTCAAGGAGGCCTTGGTCAAGACCAAGGAACTTGGTGACGGTAAAAACAGGCAGGATGCGTACAGGTCTGGCCAAACAAGGATGGCAATCACATGAGTTTTTCAGTAATGAGCGATGTCGAAGTCGGCAGTGTGGAAGTTCACACTACCTCAAACCGTGGGCATTCTGCGGAAGAATTGACCGACATGGCCATCAGCAAAATTATTTCGGTCGGTGACGAACTACCCGCCCCGCTCCGGGATCAAGCTTTAGCTTACAAAAATAACCTGCGTAGTGTAGTGTTGTTCTATATTCGCCAAGCAATGCTGAGTGAACGGACGACAATGCGCGGGGAAATTATGGCAGAAATCAAGGAGACCAACTGATGGCCATCACACAAGCTCTCTGCACAAGCTTCAAGCAAGAAATTCTTGTCGCAGAACACGACTTCACCGTGACAACCGGGCACACCATGACAGCCGCGTTGTATACCAGTTCAGCGACACTCAGTGCCGCCACCACAGCTTATACAGCGACCAACGAAGTATCCGGCACAGGATACACGGCAACCGGTGCAGCCCTGACTAACGTCACGCCAACCACGTCAGGCACAACGGCCCTGACTGATTTTGCTGACGTGACGTGGTCAACAGCCACCATCACGGCGCGGGGCGCTTTGATATACAATGATACTCACGCATCTAACGCATCGGTTCTGGTGTTGGATTTTGGATCGGACAAGACTTCCACGGCTGGCGATTTCACTATCGTCTTCCCGGCTGCGGATGCAAGCAACGCGATTATCAGGATCGCATAGGCGAGGTAATGTTGTGACATGGCTTGGGGTGAAAAAGGTTTTGGCTCGACGGCTTGGGGTTTCGGTGATGTATCTACCGGGGTCACCAGCACAGGAGCCATTGCGACCGCAGCCGTTGGTGACGAAAGTGTCACAGCGGATGCGAACACCGCAGTCACTTCCGACACACTCACTGCATCAGTGGGCGACGAAGCCACCATTGCCGACGCCAACACAACGGCCACAACAAATGTCGCCACGATGGGCCTTGGCACCGCGACAACCGTCTCCAATAACAACCTGTCGGTCACGGGCTTCACGATCACAGCATCAGTCGGCACCGCAACTGTTACAGCAGGGGCCACGGTCAGTGCCACGGGCGTCTTTGCAACAGGCTTCACCGGCATCGAACTGGTGTGGGGCGAACTTGACACCAGCCAGACCCCGGCATGGGCAGATGTCTCAGATAGTCAGACACCAGCATGGGCTGACGTGTCTACAAGCCAGACCCCCACTTGGTCAGATATCTCAACAGGATAGGATTTAACTAATGGCCAGCACATATACCTCGGAACTCCGCATTGAAAAAATCGCCACGGGCGAACAGAGCGGGACGTGGGGGACGACAACCAACACGCAATATGATCTGTGGGAAAGCACGATTTCCGGCACGGTGACTGTTGCGTTTGCATCAGACGGTGACGACACCCTGACGACCAACAGCGGCGCAGACGACGAAGCCCGGCACATGTTCATTGACCTTACTGGCGGGTCAACATTGACCGCCACCCGCAACATGGTCGTACCGACATCCTCCAAATTATATTTCGTCAGCAACCAGACAACAGGTTCCCAGAGTGTCGTGATCAAGACGACTGCCGGTACCGGGATCACCGTTCCAAACGGCGCTTACATGGCGCTGTATTGTGACGGCACGAACGTGGTCGATGCCTTCACGCACATGTCGGCGCTGACCTTGGCCACAGTATTGGCCGTCGCACAAGGTGGGTCCGGGCTAACTTCTTACACAGCCGGTGACTTTTTGTACGCGACAGGAACGACGACGCTGGCGAAGCTGGCGAAGGGCACGGCAAACCAAGTAATTGCCATGAACAGTGGCGCAACGGCTCCGGAATGGGTTGATCCATCTGACGGCGTCGCAATGGCAATCGCTTTAGGATAAGGATAGACAATGGCAACTAATACATTCAAGAACGCGCACGGTGAAGCCCCGTCCTCCACGGCAGCGGCGTACACGGTGCCTTCATCGACATCAACTGTCGTCTTCGGGGGTAGCTTTTCCAACATCGACGGCACCAACGAAGTGGACTTGTTTGTCACGGTGGTTGATACATCGGCTGGCACGACAAAGTTTATCGTGAAAGGCCTACCGATCCCGATCAACGACACGTACTTCCTCGACAGCAAGATCACACTGGAAACGACGGATACGATCAACATCTATTCCACCGCCACGGGGGACGTTGACTACACCCTCGCATTGTTGGAGATCAGCTAATGGGTTATGCACAGGGCCAGAACACAGTCAGCACGGCAAACATTATTGACAGTGCGGTCACGACTGCCAAGGTCAACGATGATGCAGTCACCCTTGCCAAGCTGGCAGCGGGTACTGATGGCGAGTTGATAACTTGGGATGCGTCTGGTAATCCGGCTGCGGTTGCTACTGGTACGGCTGGACAGGTGCTGACCTCTGGTGGTGCTGGTGTTGCGCCTACTATGCAGACGCCAGCTACAACTTCACTCGTAGTTGTGCAAGTCGTTGAATGTACACACACCACGGGGCATTTGACGACCTCGACTAGTTTTGTCGATACGACATTTGCTGGTACAATTACCCCGACAAGCGCCAGTAATGATATTCTGATCACAACGAGCTTCAGTGCCGCTGGCTCTCGTATCGCAAATAGTCCTAATAACCATACCTCGCATTTTGGCCTTTATCGCGGTGCCTTCGCTAGTGGCACTTTACTACAAGAACATGTAGTTGGTGTTTATGATACAGCGATTGGAGATGGGACCAGCCAAGATGTCCTAGGGTTCTCTTATCTTGATAGCCCTGCAACAGCCAGCGCACAAATATATTCTATAGGACACAAAACTACTCATGTTGATTTTCGATCACGGTTTAATGAATACGGGAACCGAGTTGGCCGCATGTATTTAATGGAAATCGCTG